GAACCAGATTATAATATTGTACAATATGGAAATATGTTAGTTTATTACTGGGAAATTAGGAAAATGTATATTAAGGCAGGCTATAAATCATTCTGTGATAACAGGATATCTGATAATCGTATGTGGGACATTTATAAAAGACAAGTTGGCTATGTCGCTAGAGAATTAATGAAAACTGCTACATTTTAATGTAGCAGTTATGGGGTGAAAGATATGTTATTAAAGATAAATTTAAAAGATGAGCGTTTTCGTAAAGGGTATAGGCAAGTCACAAAAGAGTTTAAAACACATTCAGATTTAATTAACTATTTGCAATTTAATAAAGATAGGATTTACGGACATGTAAAAAAATACACTATCCTTGACAAAGGAAAAATTAAAGTAGGTGTTATAAAATGATTGATATTGATATTCATGAAATTAAATATACATTAGATATACTTAAAACACATTTTATGAAAAATTGTGTAAGCAATTGGTGGGAAATATCAAATTTAGAAATAATAGAAAGACATTTAAATAATATTGAAAATGAAATAAATCGCCCGATGAGTCTTTGAAAATTAAGACGAAACAATGTTTCACATGAAACATTGTTGCGATTCGCAAATTTAAAGAAAAGGAAGTAAACAAAATGGTAAAATTCACAAGAACATTGACTTATTACAAATTTACGTGTTTAGTCAATGAAAACGGAGAACCCAAAGAAAAGGTTTTTAATGTTACAGAAAGCAACGAAAACAAAGCTAAAAAAGAGCTTTTGAAAAGTGTTGAAAACTGTTTGATTATGAAAACCGAAGAAGTTAAAGAAAAAAGGGAAATGACACTAGATGAATTTATTGCAAATTCTCACGTTGTCGAATAATTAATAGGAGTGTATTAATATGAGTAATGAATTACAAATCAAAGAAAATGCGTTAGACAATGGTTCACAAATGTTAGTATCGTCTTTTAAAATGGATTCTATGGAAGATAGATTGAAAGTTTTAAAAGCAACGAATACACCAGACCACAGGATTAAAGATTTTGTAAACATGGAGATTACAATTAAAGATATTTATATCGAAACTGTAAATGTGTTACAGGAAGAAAAAGACGAAAACGGAAAAGACATTTATCAAACATGTCCTAGAACGATTATAGTTGACGATAAGGGAGAAAGTTATGTTGCCGTTTCGTTCGGAGTTTTCACAGCTGTAAAAAGAATTGTTGAATTGTTAGGCAATCCGCATGACTGGGAAAAACCGATTAAATTTAAAGTAAAACAAATTACAAAGGGTGATAGAAGCATTTTGACTTTTGAACCAGTTGTAAAATAAAATAATTACTTATATCTTGTGTTTGATACAGTATAATATAAGGCGGACATTGAATCGCTGTCCGCCTTTAAAATTAGGTGATTATATGGATAATTTCAGTTATCAATTTAGTAATGATTTAAAATTTTATTTTTCAAACCCTCAACAACTAATTTATTTTAAGCAAAAAGTAGACAATAAAAAAGTAATATACAATTTGAAATATCGTTATAAAAAAATTTACGGTTTGAATATAACTGATGAAATGGCATATTTATTGTTGTATTCAAAAATTGTTAATGATTTTAAAATAGAGTGTTGTGGGGTGATTCTATGCCGAAAAGACACAGAGAATATAATCAATTTTCAAATGAAATCAATAAACAAGTTAAAAGATATAATGAAAAAATCAGAAGAATAAAAAATAAATATCCCGAACTAAAAAATTTATATAAAGATTCACTAAAAACTAGTGAATTAAAAGATGTAATATTAACTGCTAAAGATTTAAAAAAATTAACATTATCAATAGATAAATTATTTATAAACGAAAATATTAAACCGATAAAAACTAAATCTGGATTAACATTGAATAAATGGGCAATAGACGAATATAACAAAAATGTAAAAACTGTAAATAAGTTAAAATTGAAAGAATTAGACATAATGTTAAAAACACCGTTTAAAGGTAGCGAATTTTCATATGCTCAAATGGGCGGAGATATAGGAAATGAATTAAGACCAATAAGCAAAAAAGTTAATGAATATAATAAAGTATCTGATTTTAGAAAAATGTTAAAATCAGTGCAATTTAGGAGTTTTCCAAGTTATAGCAAATATAGAAACAATTTATATAAGGAAAATTTTATAAAGTCATTATATCAAGTAGGAAATGAATATATAGATGAATACGGAAATGTACAAACAATAAATTTAAAGGAAATAATTTCAAAAATTCCCGCAGAAAAGTTTATTGATTTTTTAAGAACCATAGGTGAAGATTTACACTTAATTTTAAATGAAAATTATACAGTTTTACAACAACGTGAACGGTTAACTGAACTTGTAGAACTAACCAAAGGATTTGGGGTTGATGTTGTTTAGTGCAGACTTTGAAACTATAACAGATGAAAATGATTGCCGAGTATGGGCATGGGGTATTTGTGATATACCTTATACATTTGCAAATTTTGGTAATAGTATAGAATCATTTTTTGAACATTTAAAAACATTAAAAGAAAATTCAAAAATATATTTTCACAACCTTAAATTTGACGGTAGTTTTATTTTAAATTATTTGCTTTCAAATGGTTATACATGGGTAAAAGAAAAGCAAGAATTAAAAATGAATACATTTACAACTATGATATCAGAAGATATAAAATACTACAACATATCATTTTATGTCAACAAAAAAGTAAAGGTTGATATTTACGATAGTTTAAAAATAATTAATTTGACAGTAGAACAAATAGCAAAATCTTTCGGAATGCCATTTCAAAAAGAAGAAATAGACTATAACGAATATAGAAGTAAAAACCATATAATGACAGAACAAGAAAAAAGTTATTTATTAAACGATATAAAGATAGTTGCAACAGCTTTAGATTATTTCTTTGAACAAAATTTAAAGAAAATGACACAAGGAAGTAATGCATTATATAATTATAAACAAATTATAGGTGGTGAAAAACATTTCAGACAATTTTTTCCACAATTAGATGTTAATATTGATTCAGATATAAGGAAAGCATATAGAGGTGGTTTTACGTATTTAAATCCAAAATTTGCAGGAAAATTAATAAAAGAAAATGGATTTGTTATAGACTATAATAGTCTTTATCCTAGTGTTATGTTAATGAAGCCTTTGCCGTATTCACAACCAGTATTTTTTCAAGGACAATATGAACACGATAAATATTATCCATTATACATTCAGCATTTAAGGGCACAATTTACTGTAAAGAAAGGTCATATACCTACAATACAATTAAAAAATAATTTATCATTTATAGCTAATGAATACATAACCGATAGTGGTTTTGAATATCCCGATTTATATTTAACTAATGTAGATTTATGTTTGTTTTATGAACATTATGATGTTTATAATATTGAGTTTATAGATGGCTGGAAGTTTAGAGCACAAAAAGGAATGTTCGATAAATACATTAACAAATGGAGCAAGGTAAAGGTAGAAAGTAAGTTACAAGGAAACAAAGGAATGACACTAATAGCTAAACTTTTGTTAAATAGCCTATATGGAAAGTTTGGAACATCACCAAAGGGTAGAAGTAAAAAACCAGTATTAGAAAATGGTGTATTAAAATTTGAGAAGTTAGAGGAAGAAGAAAGAAAACCCATTTACATTCCATGTGCAGTATTTATCACAGCATGGGCAAGAAACGAAACAATAAGAATGGCACAAAAAATACACGAAACAGGAAAATATATTTACAGCGACACAGATAGTATACATGCAATAGGTGATATTCCAGATTTTATACCGTTAGATAATGCTAAATTAGGATATTGGAAACATGAATTTAACATAAAATATTGTAAATACTTAAGGCAAAAATGTTATGTTGATTACGGTACAGAACCTAATAGTAATAAATTGGAGCGTAATATAACCGTTGCTGGATTACCTAAATCAGCTAAAAAGACATTTACTATTAAAAAATTTAATATTGGCAGTGTATATTCTGGAAAGTTACAGCCAAAACAAGTCAAGGGTGGGGTGATATTAAAAACCACAGACTTTACTATTAAAGGAAAGTGAAGTAAAATTCATGTTGACAAACTCAAACAAAAGGAGTATAATGAAAGGAGAGAAAGGGAAAAAGTCATGATATATCAATGTTGGAAACCACGGTGAAGAACCGCCAACATGGAATGTCTAGGTGGTACTAGATATCATTGACTTTTCCCAATCTTGTAAAATGGAATATTTTAATATAAATGATGTTTTATCACACAACAAATTATTTAACTTTATTGTTGGTGAACGTGGAAACGGAAAAACTTATGGTGCATTAGAATACGTTGTAAAGCGTTATTTGAAATATGGTGAGGAATTTATATATTTAAGAAGATTTAAAACAGAGATTAAAAAAGTAAATTCCTTATTTGAACCGTTGAAAATAAATAACCCAAAATGGGAAATAACAGAAAAGAATAAATGTTTTTATATGAATGGCAAGTATATGGGATTTGCACACGCCTTAACGCAATCAGTTGTACAAGCTAGTGTTGCCACACCTAAAGTGGGAACAATTATATTTGATGAATTTACCATGAAAGAGGGAACATATCATTATTTAAATAATGAAGTTGAAGATTATTTTTTACATTTTTGGTGTACCGTTGATAGGTTTAGAGGTGTTAAAGTAATATTTATAAGTAATGCTTATTCTGTTATAAATCCATATTTTACATATTTCGGCATAAACTTTGATGATGGTAACATATGGAAAAATGATGATATAATTGCTATGAAAACAAATAGTGTTAAATATCGAGAACAAATAAAGCAAACACGTTCAGGGCAATTGTTAAGTAAAACCAATTACGGTAATTTTGCATTAGATAATCAATTCAAACTTGACAGCTATGACTTTATTGCAGAAAAAACTTCAAATGCTAGATACAAGTTTGACATGATTCTTGACGGGTTACAAGTGGGTGTTTGGTTTGATAACGAAAGTGGTTATTATTTTATAACAAATAAATATAGTTGTAACGGAACAAATTCAATTAAATTCGCATTAAGTAATACAGACTTAAAAGGCGCAACAATTTTTACTAAAAATGTGCGTGGAATATTTCAGCTTGAAAATTTAGGAAAAATGTATCGTTATGGTAGAGTTTACTTTGAAGATTTGCAAATTAAAAAAGTTTATGAAAGTGTGATATCAAAATGGTAATAAACAGAAGAATGTATAATTATTCTAATCATTATTATGAAATGGGATTCACAATAAAGGAAGTAGGAACTTTCATTCATAAAATATTTGAATTACCATTAACAACTAGTAGAAGAATTGCAGAATATTGTATTTATTGTAAACAAGCTAATAAAGGATTTTGTCCGATTGATGTACAGGAGTTGATAAGATGAAAGATATTTTTTGTTTTTGTTGTGCTTGTGTAAGCAGTGCAATTTTATATCTGGTAGGTGACATAACAATGCCTTTCATAATTCTATTAATATTTATGTGTACTGATTACATAACAGGATTAATATTATCAGGTGTATTTAAAAAATCAAAGAAAACAGAATCAGGCGGTTTATCATCTGAAATTGGATTCAAAGGTTTGATTAAAAAAGTTTGTATTATAATTTGTGTGATAGTCGCTAATATGTTAGACTATGTGTTAAAAACAAATTATATTAGAAATGTTGTTATAATTTCATTCATTACAAACGAGGTCATTAGCATTATTGAAAACTTAGGATTAATCGGTGTAAAAATTCCTAAAGTTATCACAAATGCTATTGATATATTAAAAGGAAAAGAGGATGATGAAAATGCAAAGATTGGGGATTGATTTATCCGAACATAATGGAGATTTCAAGACTAGTCGATTAGACGATTTTGAATTTGTTATGATTCGGACAGGTTATGGAAGCATTAACAAGGACAAGCAAGAAGATAAACAAGTTTATAACAATGCCAAAAAATGTATCAAGGCAAAAATACCTTTCGGATTTTATCATTATACATATGCTATTGATACTAAAATGGCAGAAGCAGAAGCAGATTTTTGTTTATCAATTGTTGACAAAATATCAAATCAAGGGCATAGACCAATGTATCCTATTGCATTTGATATTGAGGATAAAAAACTTGACAAGCTAACGATTGCACAGCGTACTGATATTTGTATTGCATTTTGTGATAAAATAGAAAAAGCAGGATATTATGCTGTTATTTATGCAAGTACAAGCTATTTTAAATCTAAATTAGATTTGCAAAGATTAACAAGATTTGATAAGTGGGTTGCAGATTGGACAAAGAAAAAAGATGAAGATTTACAAAAAATAATTCCTCACGGAATACGTCAATTTAAGGTTGACAGAAACGAAAACTTAGATTATAATTATGCTTATAAGGATTATCCAGATATTATAGGAAAAATGTATGGAATAAAAAAAGAGTTAAAAGTTGGCAGTGTTGTTAAGGTTCTTAAACCTATTATATATGGAACAAATAAAAAATTCAAACAATATTATGAATACTACGAAGTATTAAGTATTGGGAAAATTAGAAAGAACCGCATTGTAATAGGTAGAGATGGAATTACAACAAGTGCAATTGATAAAAAATATTTAGAGGTGATTAAGTAATGACAATCGACGAATTATTCCAAACCATTGCAGAAAAGACTACAAACAACGAAAACATAAGTGTTGAACTAAATGATTTAATGACAAGTGTAAGAACAATTCAAGGAACAAACGAACAACAGCAACAGCAAATAAAAGACTTGCAAGATTACAACAACAAATTAAAAGACGCTAATAGCAATTTGCTATTGTCAAAAGGGTTTGTTTCTAGATTTGAAAAAGAACCAGAACCAGAACCCGAAGAAGATAAACCTAGAAATATTAAAGATTTTATTAAATTTGATTAGGAGTGATTTTTTATGGGAGTTAATTTAGAAAATGGAGCAGAAGTAGTAAATACAGTTGTTGAGAATATGTCACCAACTTTAAGGGCGAGTATTCCGCAAGCAACCGCAACTAATATTCAAGATGTAGGAAAACCAATTTTGCAGTGGAGTGAATTAGCAAATGCGTTTTATACAACATTGTTTAATTTAATCGGTATGACGTACGTTGAATACAGAAGTTATAAAAACCCACTTTCAATGTTCAAACGTGGTGATTCTATTTTAGGTAGTGATGTGAGAGAGATTGCTATTAATTTGCAGACAGAAAAAGATTACGATGTAAGCGGTAGTAGACTTTTGACAAATGAAGCACCAGATTTGAAAGTTGCTTATTATAGGGTAAATCGTCAAAAAGATTTTGAAGTTACAAATATTGAAAGTGAATTGCAAATGGCATTTTCTAGTTGGGATAACTTTGGTACGCTTGTTAGCAGAATTGTTGATAACCTTTATCGCTCTAATGAAGTTGCAGAGTACGAATGGACAAAGGGCACTATTTCAACTGCTATTAATGACGGACATTTAACTACAACACAGCTTGCAATGCCAACTGATTCCGCAACTGCAAATGCATTTGTTAAGGCTGTCAAAACATTATCAGATAAATTTACTTTTTTCTCTACTGAATATAATGCTTATAACAAAATGGCAACAAGCGATACTAAAAAATTCAAAACTTTTACACCTAAAGAGCAACAAGTTTTGATTGCAACCCCAGAAGTAATGGCAAGTATTGATGTAGATAGTTTGGCAACAGCGTTTAATCTTTCAAAGGTTGAATTTATGGGAAGAACAATTGTTGTAGATGATTTTGGCGGAACAGAGGAAGCCCCGATTACAGCATATGCAATGTTGTGTGATTCAGCATTTATTAAAATTTGGGATAAAACAAAGTATTTCAATACATTCGTAAATCCTGCCAACATGAGTGCAAAACACTTCTTCCATGTATGGCAAACTTATGGGTATAGTCCATTTGCAAACGCTGTTTTATTCAAACCTGCTCAATAGTTTATGAAAGGAGATACGGAACATGACTTTTACACCAGATTCAAAGGTGCGGTTATGTTCCGTTCCTTTTAGTGATTATACCAACGTGTTAAGTTTTAAAAATAATGATGAAGCTAGAGCAAATTACTTTATTAGTAAAACTGTTTACAACTTAACAGACGTTAACGGGTATAGTTACGTTAAGGGGAACGGAGCAATTAGAGTTAATAAAAGCAAAGATTCACTATATAATGTTAATTATATGATGTATAGAAACGACCATTTTGGTAGTAAATGGTTCTATGCTTTTGTTGATTCACTAGAATATATAAACGCAAATGTAACTGAAATTAGATTCAGTACAGATGTATGGCAGACATGGGAAAGTGCTTTAAATTTTCATGAATCATTCATTGTACGTCAGCATATTCCAAAAGGCGAAGATACTATCGGAGCAAATTTACAGCCAGAGGGTTTCACAAATTTACGTTATGTAGAAGAAAAATCTCAAAGATACGATTTGGGCGAAAAAGGTTTAATATTTATCGTTGCTTGTGTAACTTTTTGGAATGGTAGCGAATTTGTAAAACAATGTAAAACTAAATCAATAGACGGTGTATATTCTGGATTATATTATGTGCCATTCTATTCTTCTGATTCTCTCATATCATTTGTTAATAAATATTTAGTAGCAGAAGCTAACCACTCTAAGGAAATAATAATGATTTATGCAGTAGCTAAAGAATTTATTGGAGAAAATAATGTAAACTTTAGAGAGGGTGTTCCATTAGGATATAATCCGAATAGTGATTCCACAGATAGTTATACATGGACATCACTTTCATATCATGACGGAACAAACAAATTAACAAAAATTGATATACAACCAGACCCTGGTGCTTCACCACATTATGTTACACCGAATAATAAGAAACTTTTAACATTTCCATTTACTAAAATAGTTGTGACTAACAATAACGGAAGTTCGGTAACATATAGACAAGAATTTTTTGATGATATAGACGAATATACAACAGGTGATTTAATGACATTTGTTATTAGTGCAACACCATTAGCACCGTCATGCGCTATATGCTATCCATACAATTATAGATTAGGCGATGAAACAGAGGGATTAATTTTAAATGGATATCCGCAATGTTCATGGGTAAGTGACACATATCAGCAATGGCTAGCATTTAATCAGAACACATTAAAATATCAGCAATTAACACCTATAATTAATGCAGGGGTTAACAATTTTAATAACATGGTTTCATCATTAACAGGTGGAGCAGGAAATTATGCAGGAGCAGGTGCGCAAATGGATAGTGCTAGAACGACACAAGGACAATTTAATGCCATTGGTGGAGCTATCGGAAATAGAATTGCTTCACTAGGAACGCAAATTAATAACACTGTAAATAACCTTGTATCAACAGGAGAACAAATATGGAATTTCTATGCTAAAAAAGCTGATATGGCATTACAACCTAATCAAGCAAATGGGACATACAACAGTGCAAACATAATGCTATCATTAGAAAAACTTTGCTTTACTGTATGTTATTATCGTTTATCATACGAACAGTTTAAACAAATAGATAACTATTTCGATAAATTTGGTTATGCTATAAACGATTTTAAATCTGTTAACTATAATAATCGTTCTAATTTTGATTATATTGAAACATCACAAGTTGTTATTGATGGTGATGTGCCAGAAGATGACATGAACGTGATAAAAAATGTATTTAATAGTGGTGTAAGAATTTGGCATGATACATCAACATTTTTAAATTATTCAGCATACAAATATAATACTAGCGATAAAAAATAGGTGGTGATAATATGGGAAAACGTAAACCATGGGATACTAATTTGTGTGGGTATAAAAACAACACAGCTTTTATGATGTACTATTCATATCTTGCAAATTTGCTATTGTCTAGGTATGAATGGAAAAATTTACCCGAATCAATGAACGAACGTTTCATAGAATTGTGTTTGTTCGAAGATGGAAAAGCAGTATTTGTAAATGATGATTTGTATGGAATGCTGAATTTAAGATATTCCGAATCGAATACATTAAATATCTATCAAGAGCCAGAAGAAATAAACGCATATTCTCTTGACTATCACAAAACATATAAACTACAAGATGTTGCACTGATTTACAACAATTATACCAAAATGCCAGACTTAGGTATTGTCTGTGAGTATGCTCTTAGGTTATATGATATCAGAAGAACGATAGATGTAAATACTAGAGTACAGAAAACACCATTGCTAATGTTGTGTCCTGATAATAAAAAGTTGACATTAAAAAATATTTATATGCAATATGACGGTAACGAGCCAGCTATATACGGATATAAAGACACGTTCAATGACACCGAATTTAAAGTATTGAAAACAGACGCACCGTTTATCGGTAATGACATGACATTACTGTTTAACAAAGTTCTAGATGAATTTTTGACAAGGTATGGTATCAACAATGCTAATACAGACAAACGGGAAAGACTAATTACAGACGAAGTAAATGCAAACAATCAGTTGGTACAATTATGTGGTGATACAGGTTTGTTGTGCCGTAAACAGGCTTGCGAAAAATTCAACAAACTATATGGAACAAACATAGATGTTGAACTAAGACAAAAGCCAGTTGAATATAGTGCCGAGGTGATTCAAAATGAGCAGATATACGATTGAACTTAGGTATTTAATTGAGGGTAACTATGATTTAGGCTTAAAAGATTATCCTATATTTGATGAATCATACAGAGAACAATTGAATAACAAAATAATTCAACATTATTATTTTCGTGAAATAGGGTTTGAAACAGAAGCATTATTTAAGAACAGATTAAACCAAAAAATGAATGAAATAATGCCATACTACAATCAAATGTATGAATCTTCTAAACTAAAAATAGACCCATTATCCACTATTGATTTGGAAGAAGTGTTTAGTAGAAAATCAAAAACTACTGGTGAGGGAACTTCTAGCACGTCTGGAACAGGTAATAATACAAATAATTTCAATAGTACAGATACAACAGATTATGGAAAAATAAGTAAGTTCTCCGATATTGCACAAGCACAAACTACACCTAATGAAATATTAAACGATAAATATTTAACTAGTGCGACAGTAGATGACGGTCAAGATAAAAATACAAATACAGGAACAAATACATCGCAAACAGAGTCTACAACAAGCGGAACAAGTACAGACAAAAGGAATTTAGATGAGGACACTACATTAACAAGAAAAGGAAATAATGGTACTGCAAGCGAAAGCGAATTATTAAATATGTATCGTGAAACATTTTTAAATATTGACATGATGATTATTGATGATTTAGACGAACTATTTTTAGGAATTTGGTAAGGAGTGTATTAAAATGATTGATTTTACAAAAGTACCTAATATTCACTATTGGACACAAAGGGTTTTACCTTGTGTGTTTGATGAGAGTTTATCTTATGTAGAAAAGATTAATAAACTAGAGGAAGAAATAAACAAACTAATTGAAGAGTACAACAAATTCGGTCAAAATGTTGTAACGGAAATAAATACATTTGAAGAAGAAACGACAAATCAAATTAATACTTTTATTCAGCAAGTTACAGATGAAATTAATACTTTTAAATCTGACATTACAAATCAACTTAATACGTTTGAAACATCAATGACAAACAAACAAAACGCTTTTGAAACTAGAATTTTGGAATTAACGCAAGAATTTGAAACAACTATTAACAACGATATTGCTACATTTAAACAAACGATTACAACACAACAACAACAATTTGAAACTAGGGTCACAGAAGAAAATCAGCAGTTTATGAATCAAGTAAATCAAAGTATATCTGATATGCAATTAATTGTTGATGATATACCAACGGCAGTTCCACAATTGGTAAAAACTGATACAGAAAAATGGCTTGTATCAAATGCACCTGCAATGATTGAATCCAGTGTTGCTAACAATGTAAACAAAGTTTTTGATGTTGACAGTCTAATATATGTAACACATGATGAATCTATCAAAGATTTAAATAACTGGACTACAACGGGCATATATTATGGTACATCACTTTCAACACTAAGTAATTACCCTGCTAATATTGTATCAGGAGATATGTATTGGTGTTTCGTAGGACATACTGGTACTAAAGCTGTTGAAAGAACTATTCAACAAACTTTATATTTAAACGATGGAAGTTGTTTAACTAGGGGATATGTAAATACTAGTAAAGCATGGGATTTATGGATTAGAGTTAGTAATACACATAGACAGATAGAACACAATACTGAAATTGATTTTAATACATACTTTTTTACTGATAATAATTATGGTTTAAATGATACATGGACAGGTATTTATCAAGCAGATAAATGGAGCAATGTACCTAGCGATTTAATAGAAGGTGACATTGTAAATGTAAATAAATATGATTATACTGCAATTGGAAACACATATACTATACAAGTTATCACTAAAATCGAGTCTGCTTTAAGTAATAGTAGTAATATAGGTAAAATTTGGACCAGAAAAAAATCAGGTGATGTATTTAGTAAATGGACTGGGATTAATAATGAAAATCTAATAATAAATAAAACATCGACTGGTATTAATGCTAACTCATTAAAGGAAAATATTATAGTAACATGCGATTCGGGTTCTGGTGCTGTAAATACAAATTTACCTAATTCACATTTAACAAATGGGCATTACTATATACAAACTATTAAAAATTCAAGTACAGAAATATTACAGTATTTATATAACACTGGAGATTATGGTGCTAATATTTATTCACGTCAAAAGAATGGTAGTACATGGAGCGTGTGGAGAGCCATTGCACCGAATGTGCGATATGAAGAAACAACAAATTTTACATTGTCAGGTGCTAATCCATCATATGAAAATTACTATCCAACAACTATCTCAACAATTGGATTGCCAGATGAAAATATTTTCGATGGTTTTGAAGTACAAGCAATTGTAAATATAGATGGTAAATCAAGCAATCCAACACCGATGTTATATAATGCTAATTTGGTTTATAATGCTAATTCACCTAATGTAATAACGATAGGTTTTAAAGTGTTTGATTATGAATCTCAAGCAGGAAAATTTTATGTGAAATTTAGAGTATTAGATTGGAGAT